TGATTTTTATGATCTCTTAGAAAAATATGGGGTTAAAGATATAGACATTGAACACCCTAAGTTTACCAAGATACTAAACCTTAGAGATAAAGTTGTGAATTTTATAGAGGAGCAAAACTAATGAGTAATTATGTATGTGATGAATGCACATCTGATGATATAGAAATCATCAAGGACAAAAGCAATGAGATGGATTGCTATTGCAACGACTGTAAACAAGAAAACTATACTGTTTCCTTGTGGTGGATTAATAAGGAGCAAAACTAATGAACTTTAAAGAAGAAATGGATCGCATTTTAAAAATGCAAGAGGACAACATGAGAAATGAAAGAAACTTTATCAAGCATTGTAAGAGCATCAAAGATGATGAGATCAATGATGCTGCAATAGAGCTGGGCTTACATGCTGATGATGATAGAGATGAGATTATTAATAAATTAAATGGAGGTAGCTGATGACTGAATACAAAGATAAAGTAAAGCATCAAGGAAAACTTATACGCTTAGAGACATGGAGGAAAGGGATCAAGATGATACTAGATGAAAAAATCCATGATGATATGCCTTGGAAAATGCGTATTGTTTTTAATGATGATAGTGAAACGCTTGAATGGTCTAACACTAACCATAAACAATATACGCCTTGTCCCCATAGCGAGGAAGATCTTATTGACATGATGGAGAATGATGAACATGAATATCAAAGAAAATTATTTAAACAAAGGAGAGGTTATGAAATTTAAAGTAGAGAAAAATAAACCCATTAACAAATCAAACTATAGGACACCATTTACACAGGCCCTAAATGATCTTGAAGTAGGAGATACCATTACAGGCTTATCAAAAGTCCAGGTATATAAATTCAGACCTAACTTCTACACACCGCATTTCCACGATCGCAAGTTTAGATTCTGGAAGGACGCAGAAACTAGAGACTATTGCATACAAAGGACAACCTAATGTCATTTGAAAAAGGAATGACTGAGCTGCAACGCTTGGTCAATTCCCTTGATGACGACAAGCTATCACTAGAAGAATCAATCAAATCTTTTGAGAAAGGCATGAAGATTAAACAATACTGTGAACGCAAGCTAAAAGACGCAGAAGATAGAGTTAAACTAATTCTTGATCAGACTGATCCTCAATGAGATCCTTGTCAGCTTCTACCACCTCAGATGTCCCCAAGATAATTTGGTTCTCCAGGACTAACTCCTTCAACCTATTCTCTAGCTGATCCCTACTCATGTTATCTATCTTATGTATCTTCAGCTCTTTCCTATCCACCATAAGCCCAGCAAGTTTAGCTCTTGCAATCTCAGCAGTAACAGCAGGCCCATAACTCCCATCAGCTAATGCAACATCCCTTATCTCACCAAGCTTCGTTGCTATGCCCTCAAAAGTAATTTCATTCTTAGTACGCTGAATAGCTTTCAGCTCCCTAATTCTTTCTTGCACATGAGCATACTGCTGATCACTCAACAACCTTGTTGCCGCGACACCTGGATTTTCATACCCAGCAAGATGAGCACACTTCGTCTGCTTATAATCCTGATACACCATAAGGTCGACAAATGTTTCCTGTTTTTTTGTTAGCTTTTTCTTCTCTTCCATTTCTATATCCTTACTCTATTTCTACTAGAGAAAACTATCTCTTCAAAGTAAGAGGGTATTTTAATATACCTCTCACTATAGTTCTCTATAGAGATGCACGTACGCACAGTTGCACGTACCAGTAAAACTAGGGCTTTCAGAGGTGCATGTGCGTATGTGCAGGCATGTGCAACTGCACAGCCACACAGACACCTAAATCGCATAAGACTAGGGCTTCGCAGGGTGGGTGTGCAATTGGGCATTTTCCCATTGCACATACGTTTTTGTATAATTTTTGCACAATCAGGCTTTATATTATTATGAGACATTTGTTTCTTTCTCTCCTTGTTACCTTTCTTTTTACCAAAGATCTTCTCAAAGTTTACATCAAACTTATCACGATCTTTAGTTCTATCACGACTACCTTTACTCATTTTCTTTTCCTAAATAATTTATTCTCATGTCTCTGGAAAGACCACTCTAAAAATCTATCTATTAAATTGTTGAGACAATCTATCACCTTATCTCCATGTTCTTAAATATATGTTTGATCACTGCAATCGTCCAACCATTGCCTAACATTTTAAAACGCTGACTATTACTGACATGATTTGTATAGTTATCTGGAACTGTTTGCAGCCTCTCGCATTCTAAAGGTGTTAGCTTACGCCAGTAGACTTCATCTTTAGTTAGGACGCTATCTTTTTGTACTGATGTTACAGAGTTAGATTTATTATCCTTCCTTAACTCTAACATCTGTTGAGGCTTTGCTTCTTTCCAGGCTACCCTGTTACCATCTTTATCTATTGATCTAGCACGATAAGCTCCAGCTATTACGCCTTCTATTTCCCTTGTTTCCAATATATCCTTTAAGACTATGCCTTTTTCTTTTGGTTCTTGTATTCCAGGTATGTTAGTCCAGTAGTATCTTGGTCTTGACTGTGCGCTTAGTAAGGAGCTGTTAATAAAGATGGGCTCGATACCAAAGGGGATCTCTGGATAACATGCTGACACCTGTTCGCTGATTACCTGTAAGTATTCTTTCTTCATTCTTACATTCTCTAATAAGAAATACTTTGGTTTGATTTCTTTTAATAGTCTAATGAACTCAAAGAACAAGGCTGACCTTGGATCATCAAACGCCAACTGCTTACCTGCCATACTAAAACCCTGACAAGGTGAGCCAGCTAACATCAGATCTACATCTTGATAATCTTTAGCATCTAAGTTACATATATCACCTACTTGTATGATCTCTGGATAGTTTGCTTGGCTTACTTGCATAGCATACTTATCTATCTCACTTGCATAATACTTCTCTACTGGTATGTTAAGTTGATCCAAAGCTATACGCCCACATGACATGCCATCAAACAAACTTAATACTTTCATGCGCCTTCTCCTATAACATTTATATCTGCAAACATACCTGACAATCTTTTCTTTGCTATCTCTATGTAATCATTGCTCAACTCACATAAAACTGTGTCTCTATCATGAGCATTAGCAACCTCTGCTGTTGTGCCACTACCAGCAAACGGATCTAATACTGTGCCGCCTTCTGGGCAACCAGCCAATATACATGGCTCTATAAGTTTGGGTGGGTAGGTAGCAAAGTGAGCTTCCTTGTAAGGCTTAGTTGCTACAGTCCATACTGATCTCTTATTTTTTTTTGGATAAGCTCCCATGTTTTTAAAGCCTTCTCTTACATCAAAGCCATCTACACCTTCAACAGATTTGCCTATGTTCTTTACACTATTGGGCTTACCTCTTTCACCTTTGGAGTTGACTGTTAGAATCTTCTTTGATCGCTTCGTTGTCATAGTAATACTTCTTACTCTTACTAAATAAAAATATATACTCATGCGCCTTAGTGCACCTATCTCTTACACTTTCTGGCATTGGGTTAGGCTTGTGCCATATTATGTCTTGTCTTAGTATCCAACCATCTTCTTGCATAGCAAAGGCTACCCTCCAGGGTATGCCGATTAAACTTTTAGGTGGTAGTCCTGTTCTTTCTTTCATGTTGTTATGACTGGATATGTTTCCATACTTCTCTTGCATATCTGTTGATCTGTTGGTTAATCCTTTATCTGCATGAGTATTAAATCCTTTACCATTTTGAGCTCCATAACTATCACCTATGTTCAACCATACTGTGCCATCATCACGAAGGACACGCTTTACTTCTTTAAATACATTGACCAAGTTATCTACAAAATCCTTTGGTGTTTGCTCTAAACCAAGCTGTCCTTCTACACCATAATTTCTAAGGCCGTAGTAAGGTGGGCTTGTTACACATGTGTTTACGCTTTGCTCTGGCATATTCTTTAAAGATTTTATGCAATCACCAGCATATATATCTATCTTCACCCTCTCTCCTTATAATAAACTCTTACTAAATACTTTCTGACTATAGCTATACATGTAAAGACTGCTACCTGAATCATTGAAGTTCCAACCAAGCTTACCTCTAAGTATCTGCACAGATTTAACAGGCCATAGCTGATCGGAAATGACATGAGCAATCCAATGCCAACATCATTCAATGCTTCTTCCATAGATTTTTTGTCTATGTTAATCATTTTTCCAAGGTCGTTTCATTTCATTGTCTGCTAAGTAGTACCAAGTGTTCTTGCCTGGAACATTATGTGTCTTGACTCTCTCGCCTAGATACTTCTGCACATGACTCACTGCATAACGAGCAGCCCTTTCGCCTGATGCCATCTCACTTTCTTTGAGCGCTTGTCTTGCTAATATTTCTAGGTCTTGTCTTGTATAGAATTTTTGTTTGCTCATAGCTGATGCAACCACCCTTGCTATCTCCACTTCATCTGGACTATCTTGTGCATCTACTACCTTGAAGTATCCTTTCTCAAAATCAAAGTATGCTAAATGCTGATCAGGTTCTTTTGCATTACGAGCTTCATAGAATAAAGTTACATTAGGTTTCTTGCCTGACAGCTTGACTCCAGAATCCATCCACCCCGCGAATGCACTACCACCTCTTGCTGACATGAACGACAGATCATCTGCTCTTTCTTTACCAGTATGGTGAGCAATGATTACTGCTACCTTATATAGTTCAATGAGTTTATCTATCCTTGATAGCATCTCATGTATCTCTGAGTTAGAGTTCTCTTCTCCACTAAAGAAATTAATAATAGGATCTATCATTACCAAGTCTGGCTTATGAAACTCAATACTTTGTGCGATAGCATCTATGTCGCTGTCTCTCATGATGTTCTTTCTTAATCTGCCTGATGCTATAAGGTTTGACTTGCCTAAGTTATATAGCTCAGGATCATGATGAAAAGGTTGATAGTACATCTCGATTCTTTTCTTTAAGAACTCATGGATAATCTCTGCTTGTAGCCACATTACTTTAAGAGGTCTTGAAAAAGACATACCCATAAAGTCTGTGCCTGTCGTAGCTGCTGCCGCGAAAGCTCCCAGCCAATGCGACTTACCTATCTTTGGTTTACCTAATAGTAATACTCTGGATTGTTCAAAGACAAATGCGTCACCCCAATACTGCTCAATCCTATCGCAATCCATTGAATCCCAGAAGGGATCGTTAAATGATTTAAGTCCAAGCGGATCGTTTTGCACTTCATCTTTAGCTTTTACTATAGGATCTTCTTGATCCATGATTTCTTTTAAGTCATCTGATAATTGTATCTGCCATTGACTAGTGTTCCATTTCTGTATGCCTGTCTCATCTTCTGGATTTCTTTTAAGGTGTCCAACACAAATACTTTGAGTTGTATTTAATACTTCTTGCACACTCATGGGTGGGTTGTTTGTTTGATTCCAGTCTAATGCTTTGATCACAACCTCACGCATACCCCAACCTTCTAGTATCCACTTGCCTACCAACCTGGCAAGAGTATCATTACGCATACCTGTCTGCACGCCATCTGATGTCAAGGGTGTTTTACTTTCTACATTGATCTTACCTGTGCTGTTATAGTCATAGATGATATTCATGTCTTGACTATTAAGACTAGGTAAATCATCAAGTGAATCTACAACAGCTCCCTCTACTACTTCAAACTTATAATTCATAGAAGGACTGACCATGACATAGCCACCCTCTCCTCTTATATCTAATTTACCTGTAGTGTTTCTGATCTTCAGGTCATCATTCATTGCATAGAAATAATGATAGCCACCACGAGGTGTCTTTTGTTTAAGCATGGTTCTTGTTATCTGCCCTGACTCACAGAAATCACATGCCTCTTGTGTGTCTGCATCTAGCACCACAAATGTTACGCCTGTTATAGCAGCCCAGTTACATTCTGGGAATTGTAAATACCATTGCTTAACTTCATTAAGTGTAGGTTGCTTGGTTATATAGTCAGCCCACTTAACTCTTGGTGTCTTTGACCAACGCTTTTGTAGAACCATATCATCTTCAAAGGGATGTCTGCTTTTAAAGTATTCAGGTATGACATCTTTAGTAGAACCACATGGTATTAAATGAAAAAAGTTTTCATGGTATGACATAAGCATATCTTTACGCTCATCTTTTGCTATGTCTTGTCCAACAGTGTTTGGTTTTATTTCTATGGGCATTCTTCTACTGATCCATAAATGTTTTCCCAACCTAAAGCATAGCCTGTCATCTTGATAAGTTTCTTGGCTTGATTAACAGAGGGTTGCCTAGTTCCATATCTCCAGGATCTAACTGTGTCAATAGAAACACCTAGCTCCTTGGCTAATTTGTCTTCACCTCTTTTTATAATATAGTCTTTAAGTTCCATAGTTCTCCTTATATAGAATGGTATGAGCTAATGTTCTTTTCAATTAGGGGGTTGAGTCGAGGGTTTAAAATAAATTTAAACTTCATTCACTCATACCAGATATCATCTTATCATTAGTCTTTACAATTAGTAAAGAATTTTATTACAAAAGTATTGACAATGTTTTTAATGAGAGTAATATCTGTCTTGTATTTAAAAAATGGAAACTTAATTATGAAAGATTATTCAACGCTATCCCTGCCGCAACTTTTGGTGGAGAAGAAAAAGAATCTAGCAAAACAAGCAGAGCTAAGAGAACAAAGTAGTCTGCTTGACTTTGCTATAACCAAACATCCTGATGTTCATGCACAAGTTAATAGACTGTCTAACACTGGGGGATCTACTAGAGTAACTCTTAATGGTGTCATACCAAAAGACTTGCGTGTTCAGTACAAAATTACTAATACCTGGGATCAGGAATTTTTATCTAAACTTAAACACGACATACCTGCTGAGTTGTTTCCATTCAAAACTATTTACAAAGAAGATACCGCTTTATCTAAAATGCTTGAAGAAAATCATCAAGATGTTTTTGATAAGTGTCGTGAAGGATTAGTAACCAAGATTAATGAACGACCATACATACAGTTTATTGATCCATTAAAAGGAGATGAATAATGAAAAAATCAAAAAAAGAACTGGCACACGATCAATTTTTTTATGATCTTTGTGATGCAACTGAGAATGCTGCTATGGAAGATCTTGCTGTTCCCCATTTAGTATTTGTAGGCATACAATACTTTACGCAGTTAGCATTAGATTGTGCGCCTAATAACAAACAGGCAAAAGAACTCATAAAAGACGCAATAAAAAGTGCTAAAAAGGAGGAGCTATGATTACACATGAACATGTAGTAGCAGAGATACGTGATCGTATCAAAAGAGAAGTAGCACCAGGTTTACATGCAGCTTGGGTAAATAAAATATTAATGATAGTAGATGATGTGGAGACAATCACAAATGAAATGATCTCACAAGGAGCTGATGCTTATGAGCCTGTTGAATAGCGTGACCACAGGAATACAGATTCCTTCTATTAAAATTAATCTATCTGGAACTGATGGCATAGGTAAGACTACCTTTGCAAGTCAAGCACCTAACCCTATCTTTATTAAGACAGAATCTGGTACTAACTATGTAGATACCTCGTCCTTTCCTTTATGTGAAAGCTATGACGATATACTTTTACAGATTAAAACTTTGTATGAAGAAGACCATGACTACAAAACTGTAGTCTTTGATACAACAGACTGGGCTGAGAAGTTAGTACAGCAAAAGGTATGTCAAATACATGGACAAAAATCTATTGAGTCTATGGGATATGGAAAAGGTTTTACAGAATCTGCTGAGTTATTTGGCAGACTATTAAGAATGTTTGATGCCCTACAAAAGAAGAAGATGCACATCATCTTGCTTTCTCATGTAGGCATAAGAACTTTTAATGATCCAGAGCGTGAGCCCTATGATCGTTGGGAGATGGCTACTCATAAGAAAGTATCAGCAATGATACGTGAGTGGGTAGACTTCAACCTGTTTGCAAACTACGAGATATCAACTCGTACTAGTGGGCAGGGTTTTAAGGAAACAACCAGGGCTGTGTCATACGGCAAGCGTAAGTTGTTTCATAAATACACCGCAGCCTTTGATGCTAAGAGTCGAGTTGACTTGGGGAATGCCCCTTTGGATCTTGATTGGACAGCGTTCATGACTGCATTTAAAGAATCTTTAAAATCTAAAAAAGGAGAATAATATGTCTGATGATTTTAATTTAAACTTGACTAATGTCGAGGATACAGGTGGATCGTTTGATCTAATGCCAGTCGGTGACTACGATTTTGTAGCTACTGGATGGGAGAATAAAACAAGTGCTAAGGGTGATAGATACTTATCGATTACCTTTGATGTGACAGGCCCTACTCATTCTGGTCGTAAGATATGGGAAACCTTTATGCTTGAAGGTAATGGGTTGAACGTATCTATTAGTAGATTAAGAGACTGGAGAAGAGCAATGGGTATGGAAGCAGACGTGGATGCCTTTGGTCTGGAGCAGTTAGAAAGTATGTTGAACATTCCTTTTAAAGCCAACGTGAAAGTAGAAGTTGGTGGATCAAAAGGAGATGGAACGAAATGGGATGACAAGAATAAGATTGCTAAGTTTGTTACAGGTGTAGCAAAGAGCAATGCGTCAGCCCCTTCGCAAAGTCCTAACGAAACTAAGTCAAGTGACGATAGTTTTGATTGGGACAAATAATTTATTTACCAGAGAGAGTAAATAAATAACTCGAGTGAGTAGTCTTATACACGAAGGCTACTCCTCGCACCTAGGGTTATTGTATACCCTAATGTATTTTTGGAGAAATATATGACGATAGATAAAAGAGAGGCGAAAGCCCTAGTAGATTCAATGACATCTCTACTAGATTCACTAGAACAAAACTTTGACAGTTTACCATCTGGATTAGATACTAAAGTAGAAGAAGCTAAACTAACATTACTAAACGTGGATATAAAAGATGATGGAAGAAAAAGAATTTACAGAATACTTAGATAAGAATACTTGTGAGACAGTAAGAGATGATGTTCAAACATGTATAGATGATTGGGCCACACAAGATTTAGATACAAGGTCAGCAATCATAACACTAACTAAGTTTGCTATTGACTTGACGTTTGAATTTTCTTACACACAAACAGAAGCCTTACAATTAATACTCGGTATGGTACATGATCACATGGAAATACCAGGTTACGAATCAAACAAAGAAGAAGATCCTAAACAAATAATACATTGAAACTTAGATACTACCAAAGAGATGCAATAGATTCTCTACACCATTGGTTTGCCAATCGCCCAGCAGAGGATCATGCTTTGATTGCTTTGCCTACTGCGGCAGGTAAGACTATTATCTTTTCTCACTTCATCAAAGAAGTATTAGCCAATGATCCCAATGCCAGGTTTCTTGTTATGGCTCATAGAAAAGAATTAGTAGAGCAAGCAGAGTCTAAGCTCAAAATGGTATGGCCCGATGCACCAGTAGGTGTGTTAGCGGCAGGCATGAAACGCTATGAGATAGACTCACAAATCCTTGTTGCCAGTCGTGATACCTTAGCATCACCCAAGAGATTGGATGCTGTAGGTAGCTTTGACTATATGATTATAGATGAAGCACATAACGTACCGCCAAGCTCCCATACCAGGTATAAGAAGATCATAACAACCTTGTCTAATAGAAATCCTATGAAAGTTATGGGCTGCACTGCAACACCATATCGTATGGGGCAGGGTTATATATATGGCAATCGTAAAGATCATTTTTTTAAAGACCTGGCTTACTCTGTATCTATACCTGATCTGATCCGTGGTGGATTCTTATGTAGACTATCTGCTTATGCAGTTAATGAAAATGCAATCATTGATGCAGGAGCTGTGGGTTTAAAGTTTAAGAATGGTGACTTCAAGGAAAGAGAACTAGAGAAGATAGCTATGGTTGACACCACTATCATTGAGGTTGTGAATGATTGGATTGATAACGCCTATACCCAAGGTAGGACAGCAACAGTATTCTTTTGTGTGTCGGTGTTACATGCAGAGAAGATGACTCAATGCCTTAAGACCTATGGGATTATGGCTGAATGTGTAACAGGTGAGACATCAAAAGAAAAGAGAGAAGATGTATTAGAGAAATTTAACAATGGATATATTCATGCTATATGTAATGTAGGTGTGCTTACTGAGGGTTGGGATGCACCCAGAGCTGATTGCATAGCATTGCTTAGACCAACACAAAGCGTTGGCTTATTTGTTCAGATGTGTGGAAGGGGAATGAGACTAGATGAGGGAAAAGACAACTGCCTACTACTAGACTATGGAGAAAATGTAGCTAGGCATGGTTGTCTTGATGAGGTGCAACCAGATAAGTCAGCTCCAGCTAGGTATCATCCCAAGGTTTGTGCTAACTGTAGCGCTATCAACCTACCTGCTGCTAAGAAATGTATTGAGTGTGACCAGGTATTTGAAGGATCTAAAAAGTTTGAAGAGCTACAGACTAAGAAAGAAAAGGAAGTTGCTAAAAGAACCAAGGCAGAAAAGCAAGCTGTCTTATCTGATGAGAGAGAGAAGGCCAAGCCAAGATACAAACCTGTCACTGATATCTATGCAACAGTAACCAAGTCACAAAATGGTAGTGAGTATTGTCAAGTTATCTTTACAGTTAAGAATGAATTTTTCCCAAAGAAAATGCCACTAATGTTTGGTCATCCTACTGCACACAACATGGCGGTGCGTAGATGGAAGAAGATAGCAGAGAAGTGGGGTGCTCCTCAACAACCATGGATGGCTGCTGAACTAATAAACAGTGGCGCTTTTGAAAACATAGCTGAGATTGTTTTACAGAAGCAAGGCAAGTATGAGAATGTTATAGGGATCAAAACAAAAAACAATGAGGAGATATTATTATGAGTATTAATCACTTACTAGATGACGTAGAAACAAATACTGAAAGACACCAAAGGTTTTATTTGGGTATCAGTGGTATCGGTAATCCGAATCAAAGGCTCCTTTGGATGCGATACCGCTGGCTCATGCCCGATGATTGGCAGCCAAGAGTTCTTAGGTTGTTAGACTTGGGCAATGTAGTAGAAGAACATTTGATCGAGAAGCTACGTAAGATACCTGGAGCTACTATCTATGACGTGCAAGACAACGGCAAGCAGTTTAGAACTCAAGCTCTTGGTGGTCATGTCAAGGGACACATAGATGGCATGGCTGAGAATCTGCCAGGCTTAAAGGAAGATACCAAATACTTATTAGAGTTCAAGACAGCTAACGACAGTCGCTTCAAGAACCTAGAAAAGCTAGGTAGCTATTGCAACTGGTCAGAAGAGTATGACGCACAGATACATTTATACATGGGGCTGTTCAAGATAGATCATTGCATAGCTATTGTTTATAACAAGAACAACTCAGCTCTATACACAGAGATCGTTGACTTTGATTACCTAAAGTTTGAGATGTTAATGGAGAAAGCTGAACACATACTGCTAACCAATACACCACCAGATAATTACATACCTGAAACTGACTACAGAATCCGTAGCTTTATGTCTGTCAAAGAGAGGGCCGCATATCTTGGCAGGTCTTTACCAGATAAAGTTCACTGTAGGTCATGTCGCTTTGCTAGTGCTGATGTTAATAAAGGGGACGCATATTGGCATTGTTCACAGCATGACAAGAAGATAAGCGAAGAGAGACAGACCAAGGGATGTCCAAGACATAACTATATACCAGAGTTAATACCAGCAACTATGATCCAAGAGGATGATAACTTTGTTATCTATGAGAAGGATGGCTTTAGGTTTATTAATGTAGCTCAACAAAAAGAACTTAAAGAAGACAACCTTTATTCTAGTCAGGAGCTGATAGAGGTAATCAACAGTGGCTTTCCAAAAGAATTACTAGAGCAATGTTCTGCTGTTAAGAAGATGATGAATGGAACTATCCAAAGCATCAAGCCTTGGGTTGAAACAGGCACGCCCTTTTAATCTTTAGCTTTCTTTATTATTAGGATCTTTACGTCAGGATATAAAGCTTCAACAAGTTTCTTTTTTAATCTAAACATGGGTGTCTCTATGCCCTTGGTATCTTCTATGACTTCATCACCATTGATGTTCTTATATTTAAAGTCAGCCTTGTAAAGACATACCTTCTTCTCATTGACTACGCATGGGAATGGCGGGTGCACTTCTATATCAGAGATTAAACCTAAACCTTCTAGTTCTTTAAGATGATTGTATCTAGCAGCCTCAAGCTTACTATCAAAAGTATAGCCATCAAGCTTTACTTTCTTTGCTCCGTATTTGTTATACAAGTTATTGTCCTATTAGTTTTCTTTCTTCTTCTTCTCTTAAAACTTGAGCAGCTCTTGATCTTTCTATGTCTAGTGGGTTTATAAATTTACCTGTAAGGTCTTGTCTTAATCTTGACTCAGCAACAGGGAATGCTGCTGGGCTAACTTGCGTACCTTTCATGCGTGCCTCTCTTACTAAACCTTGATCTACTGTTATAGGTTTAAATATTCCTCTCATAACTGTCTCGTAGCTAGCAACATTAGCATCTTTTAGTTGTTGTTTAATCTGTTGTTCAGATAAACCTAAAATTCTAGCGTCTTCTATTGATGTATACAAATCTCTTAATGCTTTGAATCTATTTTCGTTTTGATTCATGTAACCTTGTAGTAATTCTTCTGCTTGCTGTGGATCATTACTTCTAAGCAATCTATTAAAGGTATTGGTAGCATCTCTTATAGAATCATTAGCCTCAAAACCTCTGTATCTTAATGATCTTTCTACCTGTGGTTTAACTACTTTTAATCCACTAAATGCTTGCACCAATGTCTCTTCTACATCTATAACATTACCCATTC